ACTTTTCGTTATCTACTTCCAAAGACTGATTTTTTACTGTTTAAAAAGCAATTATTGCATATTTTTGACCGATATGAAAAGCAGAATTCAAATTTGAAGTTGAATGATCTTTTTGAATATATGGGATTTCCGAGTAACTGGAAAGAGATAACAAAATTTCGCAAAATATAAGTGGAGATATTAGCAAAAATATTTCCACTTATATTTAAAGCTATTCTATTTTCTGTGACTTCTTCGCACTATTCAATCCATCCACCCAATTACACAAAATCACAATCGTCTCATAATTTACATTGATATATGTACGCCACCTTTTCTTCCGCCAAGAACGTCTTTTCCTTTCAGATCATCCCATGAAAAATCCGGCATTTCTTCACGTGCGACCAGAAAGTTTCCGGCGCGCTGCGTAAGCTGCGCGAAGTTTTTGATGACATCATTTGCACCCTCCTGGTAAGTATAAATCGAAGATTCACTTCCCATAAAGCCAATATCTGCCTCACCGGAGAGGACGGCGGTCATAACTTTATCCGCCCCAAACGGAGTCAACCAGTTAGTACAAGACGCTATAAGAAATCAACAGAGTCGACAGTATGATCAGTGTTCAGGTGAATCTCCCGGATAATAGAATGCCAGAAGGCTCTGCGGTTTTCTTGGGTTAAATTGTAGTACATTGTTCTAAAGTCTGTATTCAGCAGCTCTTCCAGATAAGCATAATCAGGTTCCAATTCCGGAGCCGTATTTAACAATTCATTCAGTTCGTTTTCAATCCGATCATATTCTTTGCTGTAATAATCCCATTCGATTCTTCCTTTCTGGAAGAGAAGATTTAATCGTTCTAATTCTTTCTGGAGCTTTTCAGGAGTCTGAATTTTCTTCTTTTTTTCTTGTTCCTTTTCAATTTTTTCACATTTTATTTTAAATTTATTGTATTCGTATTCCAGATGATCAATCAGGTATCGTTCTATAAGATTCTGACTAACCATATGTCTGTAAGAACATTTATGATCGATGAAAGCTTTATTGCATCGGTAATAGCAGTATACTTTTTTGGCACCGGTTTTCCTGTTGATAATGGATGAACCGCCTCTTGCGCTAAGCCTGCGTCCACAGATCGGACAATTTATCATGCCACTGAAAAGATAAATCCGGCCAGAAGGAGCACGCTTAACATTTGCGTTCTGTATTTCCTGCAGATTATTCCATTCGGATTCTGTCAGGTAAGCAGGACAGTATGGAATTCCGCGATAGGTTCCTTTGTAAAATTCACTTGACAGCAGTGTTCGCATATTCGCCCATGTAAAATCCGGATCGTAATTTTCCTGAATATAGCGCATGGAAAGTCCTTTTGCATGGTGCTTAAAGAAAAAACGATAAAAAGCATTTACGGCATCTTCTCGATCAGGATCTTTTACCATGCGTTTTACGCCGCCAATGATTCCAGATTTGTAGCCGTACCCCATATTCACATCACCGAAGATCAGTTTTCCCTGCCGGATAGATGCTTCGTTTACGAATTTGATACGTTCGCTAGTGGTATCGACCTCATTCTGACCGATAGATAGAACTACATTCAGCTGCAGTCGACCGTCTCTGGTTTCCATATTGATTCCGGGTTCACTGGTGCTGATCCAATGGACGTTATTATCGTCCAAGACTTCCTGTACCTTGTAAAAATCAGACAGGTTACGAAACCATCTATCAATCCGCCAGAAGATGATCACATCAATTTTTCCGGCTTTTACGTCCTCAAGCAGGGAATGGATAGCTTTTCTCTTTTTTAATTCTTTACGGGCAGTTTTACCCTCGTCAGCATAAACTCCAGCAACGGTCATATTATGTTCTTTGGCGTAATTGGTCAGGTACTGTTTTTGTGCTTCCAGGGATTTACCGTGCATCATCTGTTCTGCAGTAGACACACGGATGTAAATGGCGCAGCGTTCAATTTTACTTGGCATATTATATCACCTTTCTCTTCAATATACGTAAAAATGAGTATAAAAATAACAGCCAGCAGAAGAACATGAGTTCTGCTTGCGGTGGCTGCCCGAAGATGATACACTATATTTTGAACGTACTGGTGTATCCTTCGGGGCATTAGTCTTGAGCCGTTCCTGTTGGCGCAGGAGCGGTTTTATTTTGAAAAAATGTTTATATAACGTAAAAGACCTCGCATTTCTACGAGGTCTTTCAATAAATACGGCTCGCCAGATGACTGGGAGCATTGTCTTGTATACTGCCGGTTAACGGCTTTGTTTTAGCTTATTTATTATATACCTCATTATATGAAAATGTCAATAAAATATGTTGATTTTTAAATTTTTCTATTTGTAAAGTTAGAAATAATTTCCTGATCTATGCGATCAAGCTTTTCGTTGGAAAGCTTTACATTGCTTAAAATATCGAAATTAGTTTTCGGATCATAAATTCGTATTTTGCTGATGGTTGTGATTTGTCCAACTAAAGCAATACTACCAAGTTTTGCTTTATTGATTTCGTTTCTCATTCTTTTTAATAACAATAAATCCCTTGCACAATCCTCTAAATCCTTTTGGAATTTATGCATGTCTTCTGGATGAGTTTTGTAAGTGGCGTCAACTTCTTTTTTGAGGTCAAAGACTTTCTTTTCCAGAGGTCTTTGAATATAAGTAATTTTGGAAACTAACCCTGTGTATAGTTCGTTACCTAAATAGATACAACCTTTATGAAGATGATCTACATCAGATTTCTTCTTAACAGAGGTAAGCGGAACAACAGTTATTACAGGGGAGTTCTTTGAATTATTTTTTTCGACAACAACGCAATAGTGCAACCCACCTTCTTCGCTACCAATATTATAACCAAGATGGACTTTTATGATTTCACCTCGTTTGTATCTTCTTAAACTGGATGGGGAAAAACGAGATTCAAAATCGAGAAAAGTAGACCAATCTTCAAGCCAATAACTTAATTTGTCAGCTTTTCCACTGGTTTTAGAATCTGGACTATTGATCAAAGAGTCGATATAGTGTTCCATTTTTGCCAAAGCCTTTTCTTTATGTCGTTTAAGCTCTTCTTTTGTTAAATTACGTCCCATATATTCACCTCATTTCTTTTGGAAACAAAAATGTAATTGTTTATATAGTTACGATTAGTTCTCTTGCGTGGCTGCTCCGAAGATGATACAATATTATTTGGAAATTGGGTATCTCTTCGGAGTACTTAATAGAGAAACATATTGGTGTATGTTTCATCGCTCGACCGTTCCTGTTGGCGCAGGAGCGGTTCTTTTATTTATTCTGTCTGCTCAAGGGTTATAGTTTTTGTTATTCCAGAAACTGTTACCTGATAGGTAATCTGCTTGCTTGAATCGGAATAAGAAAACTCTTTTGTATCGTCCAGAGAGGCGAGAAGAGCGGAATCGGTTGCTTCTTTGTCTCTGGTAGATGTCCAAGTATATTCTTCAGAATATTCTGTAGGAGCAGTATAGGTTCCAACCCAGTAAACAGCAGTTGTATTCCCCTCATCCATAATCCAGTTTATTGTGATGGTATCCTCAGTAATATCTGCCTGCATCCAAGTACCGTCATCGTCTTTATATTCCCATTTTCCAGTCAGCACGACAGGTTCTTTGACTTCTTCCTTTGCTTCCTCTTTTGGAGTTTCGGCAGATGCTTCTGTCTTCTTGGATGATTCTTTTGTTCCTTTTGATGAATCGGAGCTATTGCCACAGGCTGTAAACGACAGTGCCATGCTTCCGATCAGAATCAATGCTACAAGTTTCTTTTTCATAATTTTCCTCCTCATAAAAAGTGTTTCTATATAATCGCATATGCGGTTATACCAATTTCATCACCGACAACTGCGGTATAAAATACACAACATAATTATCTACCCGCTTACAAATCCCGTATTTATTCCGGTAACATTCAATACATTCTTCCAGAAATTCTTCTGTCACTTCCAGGTATTCAGCGATTTCAAACCGGTTCTGACAGCCATGCTCAAAGGCTCGCACCAGTCCGATCAGACCGATCTGTTTGTTGTACGCCCAGAGTCTTGCCTGACGTTCCTGTTTTCGGCTTTCTGGTTTAGATTGATCTAAAATATCTCCGACAGTAGTATAGTAATGTCCGAGTTCTTCAGCAAGAACGCATGCTTTTTCAATGGACGTGTCGATTCCTTGGTGTATTGCGATTCGGTTCTTGTATATTCGTCCACCGTATCCCGGAATATTTTTTTCTTTTACTATTAGATTTTCGGTTTCCGAAATATTCAACAGTTCTTCATATGTCATTTAATCACTCCCATTCGCTCGGATTGTTCATGATATCATCGGCATGTTGTTTCATTTCTTCAGTTACATCTACATTGGCATACTTATGAGCTGCTTTCACTATGAGTTCATCCTCCATTTGTTGATTGGTGAGAAGAGTGTTTGTGTAGATATAACATTTTTTCTTATTCTTATCATTTAATTTTCTGTAGGAAAGAATTAAGGTGCGTTCGTCATCTGAATTAAACCGATTTTCATTGGAAACATTGGCTAACTGGGGCTCCATTGGAGAATCAAAACCCATGAGCCATGCTTCATCAACATTAAGCGTTTTTGCAAGTGCTTCGATATTCCTTTGCCGAGGTTTATACTTTCCAGATAAATATGAGCTGAGCTGACCTTTATCTATTTTTGCCTTCTCTGAAAGCTCTGACTGTGTTAATTCTCTCAATTCCATAGCCTCTCTGATTCGGTCTTTAATTTCTGCTTTTTCCAATATTTCCACCTCCGCTGATTAAAGCTTTCTTTAAAATTGATTATAAATCATGGTTGAGAAAATATCAATAATAATTTAATAAAATTGAGAAAAACTTAAAAAGCGTGTTGACAATATGAAAAACAGATGCTATTCTAACTGTAGTTGAGAAAAACTCAACCGAAAGGAGATGATGATATGGCTTGTAACTATGATTACAGGAAACTGAGAGGACGTATAAAGGAAAAGTTTGGTACGCAGTCCGAATTTTCAAAAAAGCTTGGATTGTCAGAGGTTTCAGTCAGCAATAAGTTGAATAATATTGTTGATTGGGGGCAGGAAGAAATGGAGAATGCTATATCTATACTTGAAATTCCAAATACTGATATCCATGCATATTTTTTTACACATGAAGTTGAGAAAAACTCAACTAAGCGATGAGTACAGAGAGCAGAAGAGTGAGGTGAGGAAAATGAACATTTGCGCTTTGCTGGTATTAGTTTACCTCGTAGGGAGTGCCGGTATTGTGATAATGAAAAAGCTGCAACCAGAAGACAAGATATATCCTGTATGGGTTGCAGCAATATGTGTTATTCTTACATGCTTTGTAGTATGGTACGTATCTTAGGCGCTATTTTATTCAATCCTGAATTTGCTGAGTCCCAGCGCTCTTCATATATTTCTGTATGCAGGGATTCGAGATCAGCTATAAGGTTTTCAGGAAAATATATTAGTGCAAGAGCGTAGATTTTTCCATATTCTTGAATGTTTTCTCTTGTGGGATGAGCTATGCATTTGCCAGTGCAACGTAAATAATCTTCATAAACACCTCGCCGGTAGAAAAAGGATGACTCCTTTTCTTTTTGTTGATATTCAAGGTCCTTTAATTTCAATTGATATCGGTTGTTAATAAGAGTGGTTGCTATTGGCGAAATAATAGCACAAACGGCGAGGATAACGCTTATTGAAATTGTTAAGTCGATTTCAGGCATGGAGAAACTCCTTTCATAAAACTCGGCATGGCAGCGCCTGTGTTTAAAAGTATAGGAGAAAACCGAATTATTTGCAACAGATGAAAACAGTGAGTAGAAAAGTGAGGTGAGAGTAGATGAAAGCAAAAAGTATGAAAGCAGAAATTGTAAAAGTAATCAGAACAGAAACTGTAGAGGGAAAAGGGACAGAAGAAAGTCCAGTATGTAGCGTGAGAAGATACTGGACTTTAGAAGGAGAACTGATTTCAGAGCAAATATTGATGGGAGGAAAAGATCCTAAGGAGTAACTAATTTTAAAGCAGCTTCGTATGCCAAATCAGCATCTATAAATGTAATAAAGGCATCGGCAAAGGCTTTTAATTCCTTAAGTGTGTAGTCGGGATGCTGTCGTACATAGTGGGTTTCATCGTTGCCGAGCCAGGTTGCAGCACGGGCGAGAGTGGTAAGACGATCATCTTTAATGTAATTTGAGATACATGCGCCAAGAGTTGCTTTGAGGATAGCGTCCTTGGAATTCGGAGATTTATGAATGGTATAGTCTTTAACTAAAAATTCAATGGCTTTGCGATAACCAATACCACAAATTTGATCTAATCCCAGCGACTCAGCGAGAGCAGCTTGTGTATAAATAGATACAAAATCAGGGGAAAGCGAAGTAATCGCTTCGGAAAAATTCTGTTCACAGGATTTGACGGGAGAACTTGATGCGTAAATAAAACCATCTCCGTTTTCTTCGTCGAATGGGTGTTTGGAAATAAAACATTCATCACAATTTTGACAGTGATTGAAAGTATAAACAATGTCCTCTTCCGTATCATCGTGATCAACACATACTGCATAAAGAAGATCTGGAAAAAGAGAAACCCCACAGCAAGGGCAGGAAGAAGACAATTCGACATTTTCCATACGTTTTTGAGAGTCGCTTAAATAAGTTGTGTTTATAAGATATTTCATACTGCATTGTCCTTTCGCTATTTTTTAGAAAATTATACCAGACAAGAGCGGGACAAATCAACAAGTACAACCAGCACCGCATAAACTTCAATAGAAAGTAGGTGGTAAGCATGAAACCTGATATCGAAAAAATTATACAGGTGATGATTTCTTTATTGGAAGAACAGGAAAAAGTGAAAATTACATATACCATTGAGAAAACCGCGTAAGCGGTACCAGTTGGACAAGTAAAGGAGGGATGAGAAATGTTTTATAAGATTGCAAAGACATTAAGTAAAGTGACTATTGTTTTTGGGTTTATGTGTATGGTTGGTGGATGTTCGGTAGAACAGCAAGAACTGTTTTATTTGTATGAAGCTCTTGGACTCGCAGTATTTGCTGTCGGAGCATATGCACATGAATACTTCCGAATGTTGGAATACCGGTACCGGAAAAGAAAAATAAGGGAGGCGAGGGAGCGTGCCAGAAGAGAAGCAGCGTAAAAGGCGGATCAGAGTGGAGAAGCTGGATGAATGGATAGAGATTCTGAAATCGACAGAAAAAGTCAACCGTGATTCTGAGTATTTCAAACAGAACGCGATCCCGTATTTAGAGCAATATGTAGACAGCCTGAAAGAAGCAGGCAGAAAAACAGTAGTATTGGAGGACAAGCAGTGAAAACAGTAAAAGTAACACCGGATAATATCATTTCGGTAATAAATGTAGATTTTGATGATTTCCGTGATCTGCAGAAAGCAGTAGGCGGGCATTTTGAAACTGTAAGCACAAAAACCTTGTATGAGACGTTTAAAATGCCAATGATCATGCTGGTGGATGAAGACGGAATAATGAAACAGAAAGAAGTAAATCGTCTGGGAAGCTATTTCTACGATGCAGACAGGCACGGATGGCCAATCTTAGGAGACGTTGTATTTGCAATTGCAGCCGGAGAAGATATTGAAGCACCGGATGATGCGGAAGCTCTGATGGTATTCCTGAAAATGAATTTTTCGTACTTAAAAGAAGAATAAAAAACGCTTGCGAAAAGAAATATCGCAAGCGCCGCAACCATAAAGGTACACGAATAATCTAAGCACTTATAGTGTACCTTTTAGCGGCGGGAAAGTCAAGTATTTACAGGGCGACTGCCCTTTTTAATAACTTGATAAGACTATTAAAGTTATGAGGACACGCTATGAGAATCAGACGAGTGACATACGATTTGGGAAACGTAATAGAGAGACAGGAATATCTGGATGGAAGATATGGAGCACCGGGAGAGAAGAGAGCCAAAAAGAAGAAAGCCACACCGGAGGAAGTGGAGCAGGTCAACCAATGGACCAGGGAAAGGAAAGCACGTCACAGACTCCGGATGTACTTCAAGGTGAATGATTACTTCTTCACTCTCACATATCCGAAAGAAGAACGTCCGGCGGACATGAAGCAAGCGGTAAAAGATTTTGAAGATTTTTATAAATATTGCAAGAAAGAATACCGGAAACGTGGCGAGGAACTCCGGTGGCTCCGGAATATTGAATGCACGCCGTCTGGCAACTGGCATGTTCATGTAGTTCTGAACCGAATCCAGGATACCGATCTGATCATAGCTGCAGCTTGGAAGCATGGGAAGGTTCGGAATAAGCAGTTGCTATACGAAAAAGGAGAGTTCCGGAAACTCGCCCAGTACATCACAAAAAATGAGAAAACACAGAAAAAATATGTGGAGGACGGTGTTCTGGATCACAAGATCAAAGAAGCGAGTTTTTCAAGATCCAGAAATATGCCGCTTCCGGAACCGGAGACGGATATTCTGTACCGGTGGCAAAAAGAACCGAGACCGAAAAAAGGATACTACATAGTAAAGGACACCTATTTTGAAGGAATCAACAAAGCAACCGGATTTCCATATCGGCATTATGAAATGATCCGGATAAGGAGGACGGAAGATGAAGATAGAACTGTTCACGGAAGTAAACTTCCGGGGACCAACCGCAAAAAACGGAAAGTGCATCGCTCTGGTAGAATGCGAGACTAAGAAAGGACCGGCGGTGAAAGCACAGATCGAAACGGAACAGAACACGACCTACCACAGAATGAGCATGATCGCTATCCTTGTCGGTCTAAAGATGCTCCGACCGTGTGAAGTGACTGTCTACACGCCGGATCAGTTCCTGGTCACTACCATAAACGAAGGAAATATGGACAAATGGAAACGGGAAGAGTGGCGCAGACCACATGGAAAAGAGATAAAAAACAAAGAGCTCTGGCAGGAGCTGTCGGAGCAGATGGAAAAACACTGTGTAACCCTTGAATTTTCCGAGTCTACACGGTATTCCGATAGACTACAGTCCAAAATGAGATAAAAACAGGAGAAAACCTTGAAAATACCGAGAAAGAGAGGAATTTGAAATGACAACCAGTGGGATCACGAACATCAACGCCAAGCTGATTCACCAGCATCCGGATAACCCACGAAAAGACCTGGGTGATCTGACGGAGCTGAGTGAGTCAATCAAGAAGAAAGGAATTATGCAGAACCTTACGGTCGTTCCGGGGCACTGGGATGAAAACCGGGCGCACCATGAAGAAGGATACACGCTGATCATCGGGCACCGCCGGTTCGCTGCCGGAAAAATGGCAGGCGTAACTATGTATCCGTGCCGGATCGTGCAGGACATGAGCTACAAAGACCAGGTCGGAACCATGCTGGAAGAGAATATGCAGCGCATCGATCTGACGGTCCTGGAGCAGGCAGAGGGCTTCCAGATGATGTTAGATCTTGGAGATACGGAAGAACAGATTGCAGAAAAGACCGGATTCTCCAGGACAACCGTCCACCGGAGGTTGGAGATCGCGAAGCTTGACCGGGATCTGGTGAAGGAAAAGACGGATGAGAACGGGGTATATCAGCTAAATCTAAAAGACCTTGCCCAACTGTCGAGAATCGAGGATGTTGAAACCAGAAACCGAATCTTAAAAGATGCAACAGACTCCAGACAGATTCAGTGGAAAGTAGAAGCAGAGATTAAAAACAGGGAGAAGGAGAAGAATAAGAAGATTATAATCGAGCTCTTGAAGGCAGCAGGAATCAAGAAAGCACCAAAGGAGATTGAGAAAAAGAAGTATACGGCAGAACTAAAAGAGGTAAAAACGTTCAATCTGGAGAAAGAACCACCAAAGAGAATCAATATCCGCGGAAAAGAACTGTATTATCTGGATGGTTGGAATGGGATTGATGTAGTGGAAAAACTCCCGAAATCAGAAAAGGTTGAAACAGAATGGGACAGGCAGAGAAAAAAGATAAAGCAGTTAAAAGCTTTACAGAAAAAAATGAATGAAAGAAAAAAAGAATTCATCCGGACAATAGCGGACGGAAAAATCGAACTGCTAAAAGACGAGGAACGCCAGAAAATCATTGAAAAGATGATCCGGAACATGATGGAGAAGTCCTGTTGGTTAGGAAATGGAATGGTTCTAAAATTTTTTACCGGGAAAAGCCTGTATGATGCGGATGAGAAAGAAAAGGAAGAAGCAGAAGAAAAAATACAAACACTGGATACACAGGTTTTACTACTGATTGCAATGAACGGTATGATGGATGATTATATCGGGGATTTGGTAGGGTATTCCGGAGAATACAAAGAGGATGCCGGAAAGAGATACCAGGAATGCTTCAAAATCTTAATGCGTTATGGCTGGAGTTATGAAAGAGAAGAGGCGGATTTGGTTTACGGAAACCATGAGCTATACAAAAAGGAGTCCTAAGATGGAGCAGTTAAGTGTAGAAGACTGGAAACCGGATGCCTGCCCGAAAAATATAACCGTAGAAGAATATCTGGCCACATTTCCCAAAAGCAAATTAACCCGCCGGGAATATCTCCAGACACTTCCCTTGTATCATGCGGCTCTGTACCTTGCAGAGACAACCCAAAAAGTACACAGTTCACAGGAATGGTATCTGTATTTAAACGAAAAAGTAGAGCAAAACGGGGAGGTGTTGATCGATGAATATGATGTTTCCGAAACCAATCAAAAAGAAACGTAAGAAGCACAAAAAAAGCATTATGCAGCCAAAAGGCGACCGCCGGTGCTACCTGTGCATGTTACTGGATGGAGATTTCACATACAAGCCATATCTGGAAGAGCATCATGTTTTGTTTGGTAACACCCATGCATTTGCAGAGGCGGAAGGGTTAAAAGTAAATCTCTGCCTGGAACATCACCGAAACGGACCGGCAGCAGTCCATAACAATGCCAAGAACGCACGGATCCTGATGGCGAAAGCCCAGGAGGTTTACGAAAGAACCCATACAAGGGAAGAATGGATGAAAAACGCCGGAAAGAATTATTTATAGGCACCACAGGAAGTTAATATATCACAATTTCGCAGAGTGCATGGCTGCCCGGTGCGGCAGCCAGAAAGGAGCGACATGAAGAAAGAGTTACTGGAGATCAAAAGAACTCTAACAATAGACAGGTACAATATCACAAGGATAACCGGATATATCGTAGATAATGACCGGAACTGCAGGCTGGAATTTGTCAAAAACTTTTTAAACCTCGAAGAGACGGAAACATTCAAATACTTGGATATCTTAAAAAAAGTTTTATCTGGAAAGCCTGGAAGAAATATGTTTCAGCTGGATTTTAAGGAGAAAACAAGAAAGCAGCATCTGAACACGATTGTAAAAACAGGGTTAGAAGACAATGATGTACGCCAGATCTTCCTGGAAGAGATTGCAGAGTCTATTGGCATATTGAATAAAGAGTATTCTTTGATTCTAATTGCCAGTGGAATCTACGACATTCCAGGAATTGCCACGGACGGAGCGAATCTGGATGAAAGTGAAGAGGTTTATGAGTACATGATCGGATGTATCTGCCCGGTAAGCTTATCGGCAGCAGGATTATCTTATAAACCAGAACTGGCAGATATTCAGGAACGTACAAGAGACTGGGTAGTAAGTATGCCGACACAAGGATTTTTATATCCGGCATTTACAGACCGCCACGAAGATCCGGAACATATCTGGTACTACAGCAAAGTTCCGGATAAACCGGACGCAGGCCTGATCACGCAGACACTCCGATGCGGGATGCCATCCACACCAAAAGAGCAGAAAGAAGCTTTTAGGGAAAATACAAGACGAAAAGAGGGAAAGGTAAGAGATCAAATTTCTGAAACTTTTATTTTTCAATTTCCAAAAGAAGAGGAGGCTGAAGATGAATAATCAACAAGCAATAGATAGATTAGTGAAGCATCTTGAATGGGGCTGGTCTGAGGAAACGGTAGAAGCCATTAAAATGGGGATACATGCGTTGAAAGAAACTCAGTGGATTCCAATAAGCGAGAGATTGCCGGAAGATGAAAGCTACATACTGGTATCATTTAAAAACTCCACAATGCCAGATATCGCAAGGTACGAAGAAAATGGCGAGGGTGGTACATTCTATCCAGGAGATAATGAAAAATCATATTCAAGCTATGGATTTTTTGTGAATGCCTGGATGCCACTACCAGAGCCGTACAGAAAGGGAGAATGATATGGATAAGACATATGAGCCGATAGGAAATAAACCAGGGGAAAAGATAAAGGTAGACAGCATTGATACCATAGTGACTACGCACGGAGACAAGCCATATTACGAAAATAAGTATAGAGAAGTGGGTGATAAATGCTATCACATTGGATATAGCTCTTATCGTTTGGACGTTGCTCTTGAATATAGAGAAAAATATTTTGAATTAGTAGAAAGAGAAAACGACTGGATTCCAGTAAGTGAGAGACTTCCGAAGAAGCCAGAGATTGACGGTGATTCCGATGACTACATTGTGCAGACTAGACGTGTTGCACAACCGTTTATCGGCTACTGGGATGGAAGAGAATGGACAGACGAAGAAGTTGATATTTTGGACGAAGTAATAGCATGGATGCCGTTACCGGAACCGTATAAGGAGGTTGAAGATGGAAATTAAAGAAGCTATGGATATATTGGAGAAAGACATACATACAGATGTTCCAAAAGCAGCTGTCAGCGCAAGAAAGCATGATGCAGCTGTGCGAATGGCTCTCGTTGCGTTGGAAAAGCAGATTCCAGTAAAGCCGATCATCTTAGACGAACTGAACGGAGATATCGACTACGAATGTCCATTGTGTGGAAAACAGGTAATGTCAGATGCAGAGAGCAGAAACAACTATTGTGGCGAATGTGGTTGTAAATTTGATTGGAGTGAGATTGATGAGACTGATTGATGCGGATGAATTTCAAAAACAGATAGCAGGAATGGCAATCCTGAACAATTATCCACCGAACAAAGCTAATGCACTTTGCAAATTGGTAGATAACCAGCCGACAGCATTTGACGTGGAGAATGTTGTCTCTAACTTAGAGCAGCTAAAGCTTGATGGAGCTTGTGAGTACTGCGGATATTGCGAATGTCTCAATGAGTGCTGGGATGGAGATATGAGTGAAGAGCACGCTATAAATATGGCAATTGAAATAGTGAAGCGAGGTGGACTGGATGAAAGTTAAGATCGAAGACTTCTTACTGGCAATGGGAGAATATTGCAAAGAACATGATGTTGGCGAGTGCTGTCCGGAAAATTGCAAGTTGAGTGTAGATCATGACGATCCGGGCAATGGCACAAAGTATAACGGATGCATTATGTTTGGATGCGATCATCCAAAATACGCCAAGATGATAAAAAAAGAAATTCTGAAGCACATGAAAGAAAGGCGGAAGCACAGATGAAAAGAGAAATATTATTTAAGGCAAAGCATATCCATGCGCTACCGGAAAATGAATGGATGGAGGGCAAATGGGTAGAGGGATTTCTTTCTGGTGAAGATTACATAAACGATGGGACTTATGAATACATGATTGATCCAGATACAATCTGTCAATACACCGGACTTACAGACAAGAAGGGAAGGAAGATATGGGAGAATGACATTATTAAATACCATTATGGTGATTATTATGCTCCTGTAAAATTTGGCGAATATCAGAGTTGCTTTGACAGTACAACGACTTGCCATGTCGGATTTTATGTAGACTGGGACGAGAAAAGAGATTTTAGAAAAGATCTGGGGTACTGGATAAAAATGGTTGATGCTGAAGTAGTAGGAAATATCCATGACAAGTCAGAAAAACAGAAAGATCAAAGAAGCACTATTATTTGCCGCGATTTCATGAAGAAAGGCAGAGAATAATGAGTAACGGATGGATTCCAACAACAGAAAGACTCCCAGATCAACGGGAATTTATTGAGGCTTATGTCCGGCATGCATATGCAGCGGAGTTTCTGGTCACGATCGAGGGAGCTGATAAGGCGACAACGCTGTATTATTCCCAGACAGGTGTCTGGTTCGATGAACAGGGAGAACCGTATAAGGTTGTGGCGTGGATGCTGCTCCCGGAAAGGTATAAAGGATAATGGAAGAAGATAAATATACAATGTATGCGGTAAAAAAGATTTGTATCTGGATGATAATGGCAATAACCATATTGATAGCAATGAAATGGACCGGATCAGCGTGGTGCTTATGGGCGTTTTGTATCCCAGCAATATCGGAGTAACGGTATGGAAAAGACATACAAAGAGATAGCTCGGGAACGAGAAGACGAAGAACAAGAGCAATATCTGACGGAGTGGAGGAAGAACCATTGTACAAGAACAAAGAAGGATACTGCGATCCGACAGCAGGCAAAGCCATCCAGGATGCAAGCCGGATTCCACACCATGTAAAGGAAGCGCACAAAGCATTAAAGGATATAGCAAGCCTGTTAGGATTCGAGATCTTAGTATTAAGAGACAGGAAGACAGGGAGGGTATACCGATGGAAACAGTGAAAGAAGAGAACGAGAAGAAAAAGGAATACCTGAAACAGTACGGCAAAGCATTACGCCAGGAGAAGCGGATTGAGGAAGAGCTGGAACGTTTAAAGCTGGATAGGATGCTTCCGGGAGCACTGGCAGCAGATGGACTGCCAAAAAGCAGCAACCTTTCTGATCTGTCGGATTATGCAGCAGAAGTGGACGAACAGGAACGGAAACTGGTGGAACAGAGAAAGAAAAGAGTTAGGATCCGGACTGAAATCAGGGAAAGAATTGAGCAGATGGAAGACGAGACAGAGAAAGATATCCTGACTTATCATTACATAGATCTTATGAGATGGAAAGAAATCTGTGCAAGAACCGGGTATTGCTGGCAGTATGTGCATAAAAAGCATTCAGATGCATTGAAAAAATTTAAATATGCGATAGAATGCGACACTCAACCTGTGATATAGTATATGCAGGTAAAGAATTGAAACGGGGTAGCAGTCGAAAGATTGTTGCCTTTTTCTTTGCCGTAAATTCTGGAAAGAGGTTTGGCGGTTTACTCTGGAAAGAATTTATTCATACGTCAGTACATTTGTTTGTTGCAATTACTTTTTTAGAACTCCTTATTACAGATACAGAAACCGTCAGAGGAAAGAAACCATGGATAGAGAAGAGATAATTGATAAACATAAATGCCTATTGGACAAGATGAAAGAAGATAGAATATTTTCAATATGCTTTGAAAACAATGCAGTTTATCTGAATGAACAGTGTGATGATTATTTTTCTCACCAACTCACAAAAGAAGACTGCTTGGAATTATCAAGCCTTTTTGGTGAGCTTGCAACTGTAATGAATAGAAGGTAGAGATGAATGGCAAAAGAATTTGCAAGAGCGTTCTACAATTCAAAGAGATGGAAGGATTGTAGAAGAGCATACATAGCAAAGAGAATATCGATTGACGGCGGAATGTGTGAGACCTGTCATGAAGTACCAGGATACATCGTACATCACAAGATAGAACTGACGCCGGACAACATCAGTGACTTGGACATTGCGTTAGGATTTAATAATCTAAAGTATGACTGCCATATCTGCCATCAAAAAGAAAATATGAAAGATGGACCGGCGGACGGTCTTGTGAAATATGAATTTGATAGCGAGGGGGAAATGGTCGTACTCCCCCCTGAAAAATAATTTGTAAAAAATCACGGCTGACCACAGTCCTACCTCCATGTAACACGCAGGTCGCGCGCGTGAGGGGGGGTGTAGGTAATGACGAAAAAATAAACAAAAAAAGGAAGGAGAAACCGGGAAAAGTGGCGAAATATGAGGGGAAAACCAAAGAACAGATTATTGCGGCCGAGAAAAGAAAACTTGGCGGAATCTACAAAAAGCTTGATGAAAAAACAAAAAAAGCAACAGAAAATCTCGTAGAAGAGGCTGCTTTCATGGGTGCTTCTCTACATGAATTGCGACAAAAGATTGCCGAAAAAGGTTACACAGAAGAATACCAGAATGGTGCGAACCAGAAAGGTGTCAAGAAGTCTGCAGAAGTTGAAATATATAATACTATGATCAAAAACTATATGGCTGTCATAAAGCAGCTGACGGATTTGGTACCGAAAGAGCAGGGGGCGACCAAGACAAATGATGGATTCGAGGATTTTGTAAATGGCAGGGATGATTAGATACCCTGAGGAATACAATCCGATTCTGGAATACTGGGAAAAGATCCAGAACAAAGAAATTATTGTATCGAATAAGGTATATCGGACTTACAAGAAAGTTGTTTATGATATTCAAAACCCAGGAGAATATTATTACAGTCCTAAGCGAGCAAATCATGTGATCGAGTTTGCTGAAAATTACTGCAGACATTCCAAAGGAAAATTCGGTGGGAAAAGAGTTTTGCTTGAATTGTGGGAAAAAGCTTATCTCGCAACAGTGTTTGGATTTATTGATATTGAGGGCAATCGGAAATACCGGGAATCGATCTTGATTGTGGGAAAGAAAAACGGAAAATCTCTTCTGGCATCTGTAGTTGGTCTTTATATGCTTACTGCTGATGGAGAAATGGGACCGGAAGTATATGCGGTTGCCACTAAGAAAGATCAGAGCAAGATTATCTGGCTGGAATCAAAAAGAATGGTAAAGAAATCACCATCACTTCTGAGAAGAGTGAAACCTCTGGTGGCAGAACTTACGACAGAGTTCAATGATGGTGTATTCAAACCTTTGGCTTCAGATAGTGATACTCTGGATGGTCTTAATATCCATTGTGTTCTAATGGACGAGATTCACCAGTGGAAACAGGGAAAAGCTTTGTATGACATCATGGCGGATGGAATCACAGCGAGAGAACAGCCGCTGATCAGCATTACTTCAACAGCCGGAACTATCCGGGAGGACATATACGATCAAAAATATGAAGAGGCAGAGAATGTGATCAATGGATATTTTGATCCAGATGGTTACAAAGACGAACATCTGATTGCATTTATATATGAATTGGACAATCGGAAAGAATGGACACAGGAAGAATGCTGGATGAAAGCCAATCCGGGACTCGGGACGATCAAGAATGCCAAAACTTTGAAAGATAAGGTGGAAAAAGCCAAGAAAAATCCGATCATGGTCAAAAATCTACTCTGCAAAGAGTTTAACATCAGGGAAACTTCGTCAGAGGCATGGCTTACATTTGAACAGGCGAATAATCCAGAAAAGTATGATCTGGAAACATTAAAGCCGAGATATGGAATTGGTGGAGTTGATTTGTCGTCTACAACGGATTTAACGGCGGCGAAAGTATTGTTTAAAGTTCCGGACGATGAACATATTTATGTAATTTCTATGTATTGGATTCCGGAAGAATTGGTAGACAAACATGTGACAGAGGATAAAGTACCATACGATATCTGGATAGAAAAAGGATATGTGCGGACGTGTCCGGGAAACAAGATTTCCTACAGAGATGTAAAAGCTTGGTTTGTGGAAATACAGGAAAAGCAAGATATTTATTTGAATATGTTCGGCTATGATGCATGGAGCGCAAAATATTTTGTAGAAGATATGCAGGACTATTTCGGGAAATCAGCAATGATACCGGTGATTCAGGGAAAAAAGACTTTATCGCAGCCGATGAAGTGTCTTGGAGCTGATTTGGAAAGAAAGCTGATTGTGTATAACAACAATCCGGTTGATAAATGGTGTTTGTGCAATACGGCAGTAGATATTGACAGAAACGATAACATACAGCCGATCAAAACAAGCAGTCCAAGAAGAAGGATTGATGGAACAGCGGCGTTGTTGGATGCCTATGTAGTGATGCAGGATAACATAAATGAATATATGTCATTGATTTAGAGAGCCAGGAGGCTCTTATTTTTGTGGAGGTAACATGAAACCGTTTTGGAGAAGAGAACCAACAAAGACAGACGAAAAAGCAACAGAACATAACATGATCAAGATGATTACCATGACAGGTGATTATTACTATGCGTGGGATGGAAAGTTATATGAAAGTGATATTGTAAGAGCCTGCATTCGCCCGAAAGTGAAAGCAATCGGAAAGCTGGTTGGAAAACATATCCGAGATGATCCAAAAGGTGGGATCAAGGTAAACCCGGAAGCGAACATCAGATTTTTGCTTTCCGAACCAAATCCGTATATGACAGCACAACAGATGCAGGAAAAGGTTGCTACGCAATTATGTCTGAATAACAATGCGTTTATATTGATCGTGCGGGATGAGAACGAGAAACCGGTGCAGTTGTATCCGGTTCCGTGCGTGTCTGCCGAGGCAAAGTATGACAGTTCGGGTGAATTGTTCCTGAAGTTCTTATATCGCAATGGGAAAAGCGGGACGTTCCGTTATGCAGACATCATCCATTTGCGTCATGACTACAACGAGGATGATATTTTCGGAGACAGTCCTGCGCCAGCACTTACACAGATGATGAATGTAATCGGTACGATTGATAAAGGAATAATCCGTGCGATAAAGAACAGCGGGATCATACGGTGGCTTTTGACTTATAGCTCATCAATGCGAGAAGAAGACATTAAGCGGAATGTTGAGAAGTTTGTCGAGAATTATCTGGCTGTTGAAACAGATACGTTCGGGGCAGCAGGCGTGGATGCGAAGGCAAAGGTGGAACGAATTGAACCGAAAGATTACGTTCCGAATGCAGCACAGACAGACCGCACAATCGAAAGAATTTATTCGTTTTTTAATACCAACAAGAAAATTGTACAGAGTGATTATAACGAAGATGAATGGAACGCGTATTACGAATCGGAAATAGAACCGGAAGTTGTCCAGATGCATCAGACCTATACAATCGGAATCTTTACCAGGAAAGAACGGGGATTCGGAAACCGGATCGAATTTGAAGCAAACAATCTTTCCTGCGCAAGTCTTACAACAAAACTGGCATTCCAGGCTATGGTTGATAGGGGCGCAATGCTTCCGAATGAATGGAGAGCAACGCTGAATATGGCCCCGATTCCGGGTGGTGACAAACCAATACGAAGGCTGGATACGCAGGTTGTGAATCTGGTGAAAGAAGCTTTAGGAAAAATGGATAGTAAAAATTACATGGTCACTGCGGAAATTATAACAAGATTACTTGATTCTGCGGAAGGAGGCGATAAGAAGAATGAAATACAGGATTGATATTAAAGGCGTTATGATCCCAAACGATTATAAGTGGTATTATGACTGGTTCGGCGCGGACAGCACAGCTCCGAAAGATGTAACAGATGTGCTGAAAAATGTTCAGCCGGGTGACGAAGTGGAGGTCATGATAAATTCTCCGGGAGGGATCATTGATGTCGGATCAGAGATCTACACCATGCTTAGGCAGTGTGCGGCAGATGTGAAAATCTATATTACCGGTCAGGCTTGTAGTGCTGCATCGATTGTGGCAATGGCAGGATATTGCGAAATGTCCCCGACAGCACTGATGATGGTACACTGTGTTTCTTCGAGCACAGAAGGAAATCACAGCGATATGGAACATATGGCAGAAACATTGCAGATAGCAGATAATGCACTGAGTACAGCGTATGTTGCCAAGAGCGGGATGAGCCAGGAAGAGGCACTTGCAATGATGGAGCATGAAACATGGCTGACTGCAGAACAGGCGAAAGAAAAGAAGCTGATCGACAAAATCATGTTTGAAGAAAAGGAAACAAACTTACAGTTTGTGGCAGGACCTATGTTCAAATTGCCGGATCAGACAAAGATGAATGCGGCAAGAAAAATGATGGAATCCGGAGAGGAAGTTCCGGATAAAGTGGCACTGCAGAAGTTAAAACTTTTAAAATTGAAGGGAGAAAAAAGATGAACAAAAAGCAGTATGAAGCAATGAGAAAAAAACTGATGAATGAAGCAGAAGGTCTGATCAATGAAGGGAAGATCAAGGAAGCAGATTCTAAAATGGATGAGGTAAAAGCTCTGGATGAGAAATGGGATGCGATTGCGCAGGCACAGGCGAATTTCAAAGCGCTGAATGAAGAACCGAAACCGTTAAATGTATTTGAACAGAACGGCAGCAAGGCTGATTTTGGAGCAAAAGTTTCAGAACCGGAAAATATTTATAACTCTCAGGAATATCGAATTGCTTTCATGAATTATGTAGTCAACGGAACAAAGATTCCGGAGAAGTTCAAAAATGAAGTCGGACCGACTAAAACGGGAGATATCGGTTCTGTAATTGCACCGGTTCTGATTAGCCGTATTATTGAAAAAATGGAATCAATTGGTATGATTCTTCCGCTAGTTACAAAGACCACTTTTGCACCAGGCGCAAGAATTCCAACTTCAAGCGTAAAACCGGTTGCAACATGGGTTGCAGAAGGTGGAACAAGTGAAAAACAGAAAAAGACAACCGGCTACATTGATATCAGAGGTTTCAAGCTGAGATGTGCAATTTCAATGACACTGGAAGCCGTTACAATGTCGCTTGCTGTATTTGAAACTGTATTTGTAAACAGCATTGCAGAAGCAATGGTGAAAGCACAGGAGGAAGCGATTGTAAATGGAGATGGAGAAGGAAAACCGAAAGGAATTTTAAATGAAACAGCTCCGGAAGGACAGAGCATCGAAGTTGGTGATAAAGATTCTTTATACAAGAAACTTGTTGAAGCAGAAGCCGCACTTCCGCTCGCGTATGAAAATGGTGCGGTTTGGAATATGACGAAAAAGACCTTTATGGCATTTGTTGGAGAAATGGATGCAAATGGACAGCCAATCGCAAGAGTGAACCAGGGAATTGATGGAAAGCCAGAGCGCACACTTCTTGGAAGAAAAGTAGTGCTCAATGATTACATGGACAGTTATGGGGCAGCAACGGAAACAGACGCTACAGTAGCATTCCTGTATGACTGGTCTGATTATATGTTTAATACCAATTATGCAATGACTGTTAAAAAGTATGAGGACAATGATACAGAGGATGAGATCACAAAGGCAGTTATGATCTGCGATGGAAAATCTCTGGAACTGAATTCACTTGTAGTCATGAAGAAGAAAGCGGCTTAAGATGGATGGAAGGATAATTGAGAGGCTGAAAAAACGTGTCGGGACCAGGAACGATGAAGAAATCAATGAACTGGCAATGTCATGCGTAAGAGAATTGGAAAACACTGGTGTGTACGGCGATCCGGCAACGGATGCGCTGTACTATCAGGCAATGGTTCTGTATTGCAAAGCAAATTTCGGATATGATGAAAATACAGAGCGCTTCCAGACAGCCTTTGAAAAACTGAGGGATTCCATGGCACTTTCCGGGGATTATGCAAAGGAGAAGAAAAATGGAAACGGCGGAACTGATCTGGGAGAAAATCTGTAAAAATGAAAATGGTTTCCCGGAAAGAAAAAGATGTTCTGTTGAAGTATATGCAATGGAAAAATCCGTAACCAGAGCGGAAGCATATGAATCTATGCGGGCAGGAGTAAATGCCCGCATTATACTGAAACTCAGGACAGATGACTGGGAAGCAAGCAGACATCCAGGAGAAGATGGAAAACCAGAATACGCAAGAAAGGTGATCTACGAAGAGGCAGAGTACGACATTATCCGTGCTTACAAAAAAGGAAAATCTTTCGTAGAAATAACGTGTGGTTAAGATGGGATTTCAGGCGATAGGATTTGATGATTTTGCGAAAGAACTGGACCGGCTTGGTAAATTAGATGAGTATGCGCCGGATATGTTGGAGGCGGCGGCACCGATTCTGGAAAGAGAATTGAAAGGACAGGTGCAGGCAGAGGCAAACAGAGGGTATGCAACGGGAGATCTTGCCGGATCAATCAAATCAAGGAAACCGGAAAAGAATGAACGAGGCCATTATGTAACGATCACAGCGAGCGGAAAAGACAAAAAAGGTGTTCGCCGGAATGAGAAACTGGCATATCTCAATTATGGAACAACAAAGCAGCAGGCAAGACCAGTTATTTCCAAAGCAGTACAGAATGCAGAAGGAGAATGTTTGGAAGCAATGCAGAGGAAGTTTGACGAGGTGACAGGACCGTGAATGTAAATCAGAAAATAGAGAACACACTGGGAGTAATCACAGAGAATATCTGGCCACTGTGCTGTCCTTATGAATCCCCGCCAGGGAAATATATCGTATATAATCCGGAAATTGATTCAGCGGAATGTTTTGCTGATGATGAAGACCAGGAATGGACATTGCACATGCAGATCCATTTATATACCCGGGAAGACTATATGGATGACAGAAAAACGATTCGTAAATTATTGCGAAAAGCAGGATTTACGGTGACTGATATAGATTCCATATACGAGAAAGAAACAAAATATTACCATTTGTGCTTTTCTTGCTATATTGAGGAGGAAGACTGATGGCTTATACAGGATTGGCACACGTTGTCGGCGCGAAATACAGTGAGACGGAAAATGGAATCCAGTATTCAAACGGATTTCGATATGGATCAGCTGTAAGGATAAGAATTGATCCAAAATATGAAGATGTTAGCGAATACGGGGACATCTATTCAGAAGACGAGGAAGAAATGTTTGCGTATGCATCCGTAACGCTGGAAACTTCGGAGATTACCCAGACGGCCGAAAAAGAAGTTTTCGGACTCGAAGTATCAGAGACTGGTTCTGCATCGAATGAAACAGATTTGTCTGAATACATTGGTCTGGGAGTCAGAGTGAGAGAAAAGCGTAATGGGAAAACGTACTATGTGGCAGTCTGGCTCTATAAAGTTCGGCTGACAGAGGATGAACAGGACATAGAGACAAGGGGAGAAGCACTAAAGTATGTGACAATGCAGGCATCAGGAAAAGCGGTGCCGGCATACGGCGGACAATGGAGAAAAAAAGAAATATTTAACACAATGCAAGAAGCGGATTCCTGGCTGGAAGAAATGGCAGGAATCGGAAAGGAAGAATAAAATGGCATATGTAGGACTTAGAAAACCAATTATTGCAAAATTGTTAGAAAGTGGAAAATACGATAAGCCTTTTGCCTGCGGAAAGGCGATTGGACTGCAGGTAAACCCGAATTATGCAGAAGGCAGTCTAAATGCGGATGATAAGCAGGCGGAATACGACAAAGAGTTTACTTATGCGGAAGTAACACTGAATACCAGTACACTTCCAATCGAAGCACACGAAAAAATGTTTGGACATACGGTTGGTACTGAAAAGAAAAATGTAAAATTCAATGTAGATGACCAGGCGAACTATGTTGGAATGGCATGGGTGTCTGTTGAAAAAGTGGATGGAGTCAGAAGTTTTATTGGAAATTTTCTGAAAAAAGCAAAATTTACGGAACCGTCAGAAGATTATTCAACCAAAGGAGATTCTATTGAATATAAAACACCGTCTATTTCGGGAAGAGCGCTTGGACTGGATGACGGATCATGGAAAGAAACAGAGGCTTGCAGCTCAGAAGAAGATGCGCTGAAATGGATCAATACGATGTTTGGAGTAACAGAATAATCGGAGGCAGGAAAATGTTTGAAGAAATGAATATGATCGTATTATCTGGAAAAGAATACCCTATGAAATGTGACAATCTTGTCCTGGAAAAGATCCAGGACAAGTATGAGGATCTTGGAAAATATGAAAATATGCTGAATGGATTCGTACCGGAGCTGGATGAATACGGTGAAGAAGTCAGAAATGAAGACGGACTTCTTGTTGGACATTACAAGATGCCGGATATCAAGATTATCAACGAGGCAGCGGTATGGTTCATTCAGGAGGGACTCGCAATCAAACGGGAAGAAAACAAAGAGGAGATTCCGGAAATCAGTGATCGAACACTGATCCGGCAGATTGATTTCAACCCAAGAGAATTATCTACAATCTTGCATCAGGAATTCTCAAGATGTTTTGAGAGAAAAAACGCGACAACCACGCAGGGGAAGGCGGAGAACCAGAACCGATAAACTTTGCGTGGGTGGTACTTATTGGGATGCGGATTGGATATACGGAAAAAGAGGTTGCACATATGTATTTCGGTAAATGGTGCGATCTTTTTGAAGAATTCAAGAAAATGCATAATATTACGATGAGAAGACAGGTTTTTGAGCAGCAGAAAATTGCTTCAATGATGGATTTGTAAAGAAAAATGTGGTATGATGTAGAAAGAAGAGGAGGACTGGAAATGCAGAAAGTTAAGATATATGCATGGGTGATATATAGAATACTTGTATTTTATGCAAAACGGCATATTTATATTGCGACAGCGCTCCTGTCTGTTACGGCAGCCTCTCTTTTTGAGTTCGCCACAACAGGAAAACTGTTCTGCCTGGCGCTTCCGTTTATAACGGCTCTGATTATTTATATCCCACGGCATATTTATTTCAAACTGGATGAATTTGCATCACCGGGAATTAAGGGACGGCATTTATGCGAAAAGCGAAAAGTCAAAGAAGAATTGAACAAATACATAGAAGAAAGCATAGCAAAAGATTTTGGTAGATGATGCATGAAAACCGCCTGAGAAGGCGGTTTTTTTATGCCGGTTTGGAGAGAAGAAATGGCAAAGAAAAAAGTGGGCGCATACATTACGCTCGATGGCGAAAAAGAATTCAGATCAGCGGTGACACAGTGCAATAAAAGCCTGTCTACAATGAAATCGGAAATGAAGCTTGTAGAAGCGGAAACGGCGGGAAATGCAAACTCGGTTGATACATTGCGTAAGAAGAATGAGGTCCTGACAAGGACGCTAGATAAGCAGGTAGAAAAAGAGGAGGCAGTAAGGAAAGGTTTGACACATGCACAGGAAGATTATGCACGTGTTGGAACAGAACTTCAGGAGTACCGCACAAAGCTGGAACAGGCACAAAGCACACTGGATGAAATGAAACAGTCTTCGGATGTTTCAGAAGAAGCGTTATCACGGCAGCAGGAAGCAGTCAGTGAATTAACGGAAAAGGTGGAAAAAGGTGAAGCCACCTACCAAAGAGCCGGAAACAGAGTGGAGGACTGGCAGAAGCAGTTAAATAATGCACAGGCACAGACAATCAAGGCAACGAGAGCGGTAAATGAGAATACGGCCTATCTGGAAGAGGCAGAAAAAGCAACAGACGGGTGCGCCAAAAGTATTGACAAGTTTGGAAAACAGACAGATGATGTTGCAGAAAAGATTACCAGTACCGGGAAAATTATTAAGGCAAACTTGATCAATACAATGGTAGACGCCGGAAAAAGTCTCGCAACGAATGTGTTCAAAGATGCGGTGCAGGGGACGCTGGAGCTTCAAGATGCACAGCAGAAACTCCAGGCAAGTACAGGGGCAACAGCAAGAGAAACTGCAGCTTATTCACAGGAAATGCAGAATCTGTATAAAGGTGGTTACGGAGATGCGATTGATGAAGCCGCAAGTGCAATGGCGTTGGTGAAGCAGTATACGAATGAGACAGATCCGACAAAAATCAAAGAGCTTGCAGAGAACGGAATGGCATTGGAAGACGTATTTGGGATGGATCTGAGCGAATCAATCAGAGGCGCAGATGCACTGGTGACAAATATGGGGATCGATGGTAAGACTGCATTCGATTTGATGGCAAAAGGAGCTCAAAACGGGTTAAATAAATCCGGAGAACTTGCGGATAATCTTACGGAATATTCTTCTCTGTGGGCGCAGGCTGGATTTTCAGCGGAAGAGATGTTTGCAATCCTTGAAAACGGTTTAAACTCCGGAGCATATAATCTGGATAAAGTAAATGACTACGTCAAGGAATTCGGAAACAGTCTTGCTGACGGAAGAATAGATGATCACATCAAATCATTTTCTGCCGGCACACAGGATCTTGTTAAAAAGTGGCATGATGGCAGTGCAACTACAAAAGAAGTGTTCCAGTCGGTGATTTCTGATCTGGCAAGCATGAAGAATGAGCAGGAAGCACTGACACTGGCAAGCGATACCTGGAGTGCGCTGGGAGAAGATAATGCCATGAAGGTAATTACTTCTCTGAACAACGTAAATAATTCCTATAAAAATGTCCAGGGAACCATGGAAAAGGTAAAGGACATCAAGTATGACAGTATCACAAACCAGTGGAAGGTTCTTGGAAGGACGGTGCAAGCGGATGTTGTACAGCCATTACTTGTGAAATATCTTCCAATGGCACAAAAAGGAATTAAACTGGTTGCAGACAATCTTGAAACGATTGTTCCGGTGGCAGAGCTTGCGGGAACTGCAATCGGTGGTATTTTTGCTGTAAATAAGAGCAAAAAGTTTATTTCTGAAGTAAAAGATGCCGGGGTCTCGCTGGTTGATTTCGGAAAAAAGGCGGCGGAACTGATTGGAATACGAACTGCAGCGACAACGGCAGAAGCAGCATCTACTGTGGCGCAGGAAGCACAGGCGGCAGCTACAGCAACGCAGACAGCGGCAACCGTGGCGCAGACAGCAGCAACAGAAGGGGCAACTGTAGCGCAGGCAGGATTTAATGCAGTATTGGCTGCGAATCCGGCAATACTGGTTGTGGCAGGAGTAACGGCGCTGATCGGAGTAACGGCTGTGTTGGCATCCAAAATGGGGGATGCGACCAGTGAAACGGACGAGCTGATACAGTCCACTTCCGAGCTGAAGGACAAAGCATCGGAAACAAGCGAAGCCTTGAAACAAGCAACTCAGAATATGACTTCTTCCATGGAAGAGGTAAATGCAAGCGGAACACTGGCGAATAACCTGACAGATGAGCTTGTAAAGCTTGCCGGACAATCCAATCAGACGACAGAACAGCAAAGCCGGATGAAAACGATTGTCATGGAACTGAATACCATGTTTCCGGAAATGTCACTTGCGATTGACGAGACAACCGGAAAATTAAGCATGAGTTCGGAAGAGATGAAGAACTACATAAAGAGTGCTTTGGAAATGCAGAAAATTCAGGTTGCGCAGGAAAAAATGAAAGACAGCGTGGAAAAGCTGGTGGATGCAGAAGTTGAAAAAGCAGATGCAGAGAACAAAGTTTCCGAAATTGGAGAAAAGCTTGCGGCGATCGAAGCGAAGCGGTCAGAAGTAAATGATGTACTCAGGGAAAAGACAGAGGCAACGAAAGAAGCACAGGAGAAGTATAGCGAGGCACTGAAAAAAGGTGCAGATAATGTTGATGAACTTTACGCTGCCACACAGGATCAGTCAGAAGCAACGATTGAGTATAACGGGAATATAGTTACAGTTACAGAGGCGTTAAGACAGATGGCTGACGATGAACGGGAACTCAATGATGCGAAGCAAACGGCAAAGGACAGTCAAAAAGAGATAAATGATGCAATCAAAGAAGCAAACGCCGAGATGGAACCGTATATGAGTTATCTCTCCGATATGACGGAAGAGACAAACAATAATACGGCAGCCACAAAGAATAATACCAGCGCAAAGACTGAGGCGACAGAGCAATCTTCGGTCAGTATTACAATGGCAGGTCAAGAACTGGAAGCATATCAGAATTTGTCAGTATCACAACAGGAACTGGCGGTGAATGTGACAAACAGTGTTCTTACTATGCAGGAAAATGTACAGAGTGCGCTGAAGTCCCAGATGGATATGTTTGAGGAGTTTGATGCCGGTACGCAGATTTCGACCGAGAACTTGCTGGCAAACATGCAAAGCCAGGTAGACGGCGTGACTGCATGGGAACAAAATCTGTCCGCTCTTGCTGATCGAGGAATTAACCAGGGCATTTTGCAGAAGTTGTCAGAGATGGGACCACAGGGATCCGGGTATGTTGCAGCGTTCAATTCCATGACAGATGAAGAACTGAAAAAAGCGAATGACCTTTGGAGCCAGAGTGTGGACATTCAGGGAATGACAAATGAATGGGGACAGCAGCTACTTACGTCTGGAGCTGCCAATATTGCAGGAGGAATGGATGGTCTTACATCTGTTATGCAGGAAAGTGGGACAAATACCGTGATGGGATTGGTTCAGGGAATGCAGAATGCACAGGAAAAAGCAAATGCTGCCGGTAAAGATCTGGGAGTCAAGACGGTTGAAGCGGTAAATAATGGCTTGGGATGTCAGTCACCATCGAAAAAGACAAGAGAATCTGGGAAAAACGTAGATCTTGGACTTGTCCAGGGGATGAAAAATGGAGAATCAAATGTAAAAACGGAAGCAAGAAGTGTAGCGAGTGGAGCAATCAATGTGTTTGCAGCACAATGTACGGCATCAAAGACGCAGTTATATGGATATAATCTTTCTATTGGTCTTGCGAATGGAATTTCGGACGGAAGATCTGCAGTTATCTCGGCGGCAAGCAGAGTGGCAAGCGATGCAATCGCAACGGCAAAGAAAAAACTGGAAATCAATTCGCCATCGAAAGTATTCTGGAGAATGGGACAGTATTCTATGCAGGGATTGGCAAATGGTGTGACAGAAAACTCTTTGCTGGCACAGAATGCGGTGAAAGAAGCGGTTGACTATAGCGGTACAAGCATGACATTTGGAAACATGGCTGAAAACGAGTATACACAGTATAAAGCACTTCGGAACATTATAAAGGACGCAGTGAAAGATCTACAGATCAGAGCCTACCTGGGCGAACGAGAAGTTACAAGAACATTGTCGGATTGGGGTGTGGTATTTAATGCTTAAATATTTAAGTGGAAGTTCACAGGAAGAAATTGTATTAAGCGATAAAAAGATCCGCGCAAAAATCAGGACATCCGGACTTTATGATTCGGAATGGGAAGTAGAAGATACGAAACAGGCACAGGGAAGGAAAGTTGAAGAGTTCAGAAGAGACGCAGCAACCTATAAAGTGATCATTGATTTCCTCGGTGATAAAAGGGAAAGAGCAGAAAACGCAAACCGTTTTGCGGATCTGTGTGAAGAAGATATCTTCAGAAAGTTTCCGGGAACGCTTTTTCTGAACGGTTACAAAATAAAATGTTTCGTGATCGGAAGTGAAATAGGCGCGAAAGACAGCCGTACCCGTATGGAACGGATTGAGGCTAAAATATATGCTCCATACCCGGTATGGGTGATGGAGGAAAAGAAAAGCTTTTATCCGGATTCAGCTGAGAGAAGAGAGGACTATGCATTTCTGGAGTATCCGTATGATTATTCATATGATTATTCAAGACCGAAATCCGGGACAGAAAATTGGTATATTGACCATTACAGGGACAGTAATTTTGAAATGACAATCTATGGTCCGTGTGTAGACCCGAAGATTATTGTAAATGGTTATCCGTATCAGGTAAACGACACCTTAGAAGCAGGAGAATATATTGTAATCAGGAGCCGTGAAAAGAAAGTGATGAAATATCTGAGTAATGGAACGATTCAAAGTATTTTTGAAAAGAGAGAGAAGAAAAACAGTGTATTTAAACGGATTCCTTCGGGAGAACTTATCCTTAACTGGGATGGGACTTTCGGGTTCGATTTGACCATTTACAAAGAGAGGGGTGCACCGAAATGGATCTGATATATACCGACACAAAAGGAAAAGAGCTTGGGGTTGTATACACAACGCTTGATATGGAGATTGGAGAAGAAGCCACGAATGATTTTGAGATTGAGTATAAGAGGTCAGAGTGGGATGGAACAGTCGAGAACGGCTGCTTTTTTTATGTTCCGGAAACAGAGTTTGGAGGCATAGTCCGGGAAATAAAAACCAGCACAAAGACGAATACCATTACGGCGAAAGGATATACCTGGCGTGGAATGATGATGAAAAAGATCATTGAACCGCAATCTGGACAGGATTATGCAACAGCAACTGGTGAACTTAATGAGATCGTGGGAGAAAAAGTAAAGGAAGCGTTCCCGGGGCTATTTTATGGAAGTGATGCAGATACAGGGGTACAAGTAAAAGACTATCAATTCGACAGATATTGCACGCTCTATGAGGGACTGCAAAAGATGCTGCAGTCGGTAGGATACAGACTGGATATCAAGTTTTTTCAAAGAGAAAAAGAAGAGTCAGGATATGTTGTGATCAGCGCAGTTCCGATTAGGGATCGTTCGGTGGAATGCGAGTTTTCAAATGACAACGGTCTATACTTTACGATGGATAACAATCAGCGCGGTATCAATCATATGATTTGTCTCGGAAAAGGCGAGCTCAAAGATCGACTGGTAATCCATTTATACGTTGACCAGAACGGAAAAATAGGGCAGACTCAGTTCTTCCAAGGCGTTGATGAGATTGCAGATATCTACGACAGTTCAAGTTCGGAATATGAGGATCTGTTAAAGGGTGGAACGGAACGGCTGGAGAAAGCGAAGAATTCCATAGAATACGATCTGACATTGGAAACGTTGGAAGACGAGATAGATATTGGAGATATCGTAGGCGGTCGAGATTATTTGACAGGAGTATATATGCGGAAACCAATTGGAAAGAAAATCTGGAAGATAACGGATGGAGAAGAAAAGATTGAGTACAAATTGAAAGGAGAAAGCTGATGGAAATCATTACAGGGTATACCGGAAAGCCGCATGTTACGGCAGAGCAGGACCGGGATGTCAATGAAGGAATTTTTGATACTGGATCATTTGTTCTTAAAACTGGCTCACAGCTGGCAGCAGAACTGGTATCAAATAACGAAATCAAAGTCAGAGACGGAGTATTGGTGATCCAGGGATGCACGGCGGTGATTAAGAAAAATACTTATGATCCGGTGACAATCGCAAACGGATCACAGGGAATGAAACGGATTGATCTTATTGTGGCGAGATATAATAAGAACGAGGAAACAAAAATAGAAGAGGTGATGCTGAAGGTTATTCAGGGAACACCAAATGCAAGCACGGCAGCAGTACCGACGTATAAAACGGGAGATATTCAGTCTGGAGATTTGGTAGCAGATATGCCACTGTATAAAGTAACATTGGATGGACTGAATGTTACGTCGGTGGATAAAATGTTTACGGTAATTCCTACGCTTCCTGAATTAAGTAGCAAATTGACAAATACAAATACCAAATTATATGAAACTTATGTAGATCCATCCACAAAAAGCATTTGTATACGATTTCCTATAAATAGGATTCAAATATGTGCCGGAACAATTCGCGTATATGCCTCATTGCAACAAAATGGCACTGGATATACGGGTGTAAGTACCAAAATAGAACAATCAACATTTCCAAAACCGTTTAAAATTTTAAGAGGTTGTACAATAACTCAAAATAGTGACGATTGGGTTATGATTCTTGGAAAAACCACAACCTTGAATGGAATCTCCCAACTTCGATTAGGATATTTTACAGCATATACAAATAAAGCTTTTTATATGGACTATATTGCAATCGGAACATATTAGAATTATTTCCATTTTCCGATTATAAGCATATTGCCTTGTGAATAACACATTCCCTTTTTTACCGAATAAGCTGTAAGTTTATATCCGGTTGTGCTTACTTCATTGACTCCCATCCAGTATAGTTCATTTGTAGTTCCAGGAGATACTATGATCAATGGCGCTTCCTTGAATGCGAATGGAAAATCTACAGCTTTACTAGAAGCAAAATATAATCCATACCAACTTACACTAACGTCAGTATTCCATGTGTATTTACGCCATACAACTGCATCTCCATTAGAATATTTTATGTAGTTGTATCCGTTCTTTACTCCTCGTTCTACGATAGAAATCAGTTTATTGTTTATGGTTGCAATACTATCGTTCAATTTTGTTAAATTGCTACTTAGTTCAGAATCCCTCCTTTTACTGGTTGATAAAGTTACATATATAAAAGCGCATAGCAAAAACACCCGACCAATGCCGAGTGTAAATAAATAAGTTTATTTACTTATGCGCTTAAATATTTAAAGTGATGATACCGTACACCTTCCTGATTCACTGTACAATATCGCATGGTTGTCTCTGACTTTGCGTGTCCAGCAAATATCATAGCCTCCTGCAGAGGCATTCCGCGGTTCAATGCATTCGTCAGAGCCGTCCTCCGGAATCGATGCGGATGCGCATTTTCTACGCCCGCCTTCTCTCCAATCCGCCGGATGATATCCTCAATTCCTGTTTTCGTCAGCCGGCTATTCGGTTTCTTGCTTCCGACAAATAGTGCCGGATTATTATCTTTTCTGCTTTCCAGATATTCTTTCAGATACATATTGGTTCGTTCATTGATGTACACCGCCCTTTCTTTCGCTCCTTTTCCATATACAATCAGCTCTTTATTCGCATACCGGATATCTTCCCTGTTAATCTCTGAAAGCTCCGATACTCTGACCGCTGTGCTATATAGAAATTCTAGTAACGCTTTATCCCGGAGACTGCTGCATTTACGCAGCATCCGCTCCCGTTCTTCATCTGTATATGGTTTCCGGATCTTCTTTTCTACTTTGATAGATTCCACCAGCACCATCGGATTTCTCCGAATCCGGTCACGATCTCGCAGCCATCCGAAAAAGCTACTATACACCGCCCGGACGTTCTTTAGTGTCTGGTTTGCTACCTTGCGGATCATTTTATAAGCCCGCATGAATCCAGAGATATCTCCTGAATCTATGTTCTTCACCGGCTTATTGATATAGGTCAGTAACCGAACCAGTTCATACCGATATTGCTTCACTGTCTTTGATGCTTTTCCTTCCAGTGCTTTACTCATCAGAAACTCTTCCAGATCCACTTCCCAGCTCCTGTCTACAACCTGTAGATCCGTTTCCTGGATTACTCTGCATCCGGTAAACGTCATCTGTAGCACTTCTTTCAGCTCCCGTAGTTGTTCTTCGTTCAGAATCATCTGCATCCTTCGCAATACATCCATTATCTTCTCTTCCATACATTGCTCCTTTTTGCTTTCAGTATATCAAATCACAAAAATATGCTTACTGAATTAAGTAGCAATTTAACAAAAGCAAATACAAAAATATCTGCTTTGAGCACAGAATTAGCAACTACAAATACCAATTTGAAAACGGCAACTGCCGATTCAGGTTGGAAATATATGACTGCGAATAATCTTTCAGAAAAGCTAAAATTTCGCAAAATAGGTCACGTGGTATTTGTTGCCGGATCGATAAGATTTTCAGATAATGGAAAATTTGCAAACGATCAATATCTAGGAAATGTCCCGTCAGGAATGACACCAAATGGTTATAACACATACGAGTGTCTTATCCCGATAGCTATGCATAATGGTGGATCTGCTGGAACACAAGCACGTATATACATAAAAAATGGTGGAGTATATATCAGCGGTACAGATAGTGCCTCATTCGTAATGATTGCAGCAACGGCTTATTTTAGCTAACTGGTATAAAAATAGCTCTTGTCGCAAAAAGAGTCCATGTACCTCCATTTTTGTACGAAGTAATATGAAGCTTATCGCCTTTTCTACATTTTCCTGCAAAAGTAGAAACTAATTTGTAATAGTTTCCGTTATTTCCCATATTTACATTGTTTAATGCACAAGAGATTTCCTGTTTATAGCTTTCACTGCTGATATTGGAGGAAACTGTAACGATAAAGGCATATGTAATGCCAGCTTTCAAAAAGCTATTGGTATCCCAATTTGCTGTTCCTTGCGCAGTTGAATCAATGATTATTGGTTTTCTGTTTTCTAAAACAGTGTTAGTTTTGGCTAAATTCGCATTCGTGGTTGTTATTTTGGAATTTATATTTACTAATTTGCTACTTAGTTCAGAATCCCTCCTTTTACTGGTTGATAAAGTTACATATATAA